ACTTCGTGAGCGTGGCGCTTCCTCCACCGAACGAATACGCGACGCCTGTGGCGGCTGTCGTGTATGTCGCCGCGAGAGTGCCTGTCGTGATGTCAATCGGAGACCCGTTGTCATCGACCAGGCGCAAAACGTAGGTGTGCCAGTCTCCGGTCCAGGCCGCGATCTGCGTGACCTGTTCCGGATCTTCGGTGATTTGTAAAATGTTTACGCTCATACTGGCCTCACATAAAGTCGAAGTGGTCCAAAGATCTGCGTGTCAGTCGCGCCGGTTGTCCTGGTCACAGTCACAGTGTACGTGCCAGACGTGTCCGTGACCGTAGTCGTCAATCCGAATGATAACCGCCCATTGTCCGCATAGGTCGCAGTGCCACTGTATGTGGCCACGAGTGTCCCCGCTGAGCTGTAGACCTTCGCTGTGACCGTCGCGCCAGTGATGTCGATGCCTGTGCCATTCGCGTCAGTGACCTGGACATCGATGCTCGTAGCGGTTCCCACATTTACATCAAGCGGCTGATCAGCGCCTAAGCCATCAGCCAGGAGTTGATAAGGCCCGATGTGTACGCTGGTCGCAGCTGACACTGGCGAGAGAAGTTCTGCTGAGATGTAGTCAGTACCGTTGTGAAGGAGAGCGCCTTTGAGCTCATCGGCTGCCGCTGTGCTGTTTACGACAGCATGAAGGTTTGACTCAATATGGTTTGCAGTCCCAACGTTTACCAATCTGTTATCTGCTACCGTCTTTAGTGTTCGTGCTCCAAACGTTGATGCTGTTACATGCGATGTGTATGGTTCATCCCAGACCGCTGCGGCTGTCTGCGCTGCCGTCAAGCCACCAGAGGATAGCGTGACCGTCAGCACCGCGCCGTTAGTGCCGCTTGCACCACGCACCACGATAGTGACATCAGATGCACCAGCAGCAAATGCCGCATCAGGAACATCCAAACGATACACGCCCGGAGTGAATGTACTTGAAATTTCAGCAAAGCCACCAGAAGCCCACGTACCCGTAGGTGTCTGCGTTACCAGCGCAATAGGCGTAGGTGCTTCTCTGTTGCGGACGTAGTATGCCGCTAGACCAGAGGTGGCAAAGGTCAGCCCTGTTACGCCGAGGTAGAGCTCGATGCTTTGTGAGGTTGAGGCTGGAGCGATTGTTACTACACTGGCGTTGCGCTCTGTTGGAGCATACGTTGGCAGGATGTTTTGTACGTTCCGATATGTCACTGCCCCGATATCTTGAGTTGTGCTATACCACGTAACGTTGTAGTGGTCGGTCGCTGGTGAGTCGCTTGTACTACCTGCGGCGATGTTGGGGGATGCCAGCCAGTTGGTGTAACGCATTAGCGTAGCGAGTCCGAACTTGAACTGTTCGCCTACATCGAATCCGTACACACCAGCAGTTCTACCGCCAGTTTGAGACATACCTGAGAAGTTTGTCCCGCAAGAAAGTATAAGATTATTTGATGCAACGACTGCTGGTGCCTGCCAAGTGCTGCTCATTCCTGTTGTTGCATTCACTACAGTGTTATTACGGACAATAACAGCACCAGCGTTATTCATAGCAGTGACAAAACCTGTAGTTGTACCAGACATAATATTGTTTGAGACAATACATCCTACTCCGAATTTTTGCTGTGCAGTGTTACCCGGTTCAGCAACACAGATGCCGTTCGTGGTGCTGCTGTCACAAATGTTGTCATATACAAATGCTTTAAAAGTCTGCCCTGTCGTAGCAGTAGGATTTATAACGATGCTTGTATGTCCACCAAAGAACTGACACCGTTGCACTGTAGCCCCGGTTGTGTTTGCACCGCTTGTGTAATAAAAACCTGCTTGTCCTGCGGAGCCACGTTGTAGCGTAAACACGCAGTTTTCCACAAGAATATTGTCACCACCACTAAAGAACATCCCGCTACCTGTACCTGTTTCAATGAACAGATTTGCAAATGTTAGGTTAGATTTAGATGTTGCAGATATTGCATTTACACTGCTTGATGCAGATGTATCCGCTGGAGTAAATGTAGTTATGCGTACCAGACCAGCAGGGACACCAGTAAACTGCGCTCCTGTTGGGTCACCGTAGACATAGGTCATCGCAGAGTAAGTGCCACCTACACTAACTGCTGTACCTTGACGGTATGTACCCGGTGCAATGTATAGCGTGTCACCTGAGCCAATACCAGTGGCTCCAAGAGCCTTGGATATTGTTTGCCACGCTTGAGCAGTGGATGAACCTAATCCAGTGTTGGCATCATTACCATCGACACGAACATAGTAAGTAGCCATTATTCAGCAGTCCCTGTCAGAATTTCTTGTGCCATTATGCCGATGAACTGATTCACGATAGACATTCTAAACACTTCGTCCTGTTGAACCCACCACGTAAACATATCAATGCCATCAACTCCAAAGTCAGCAACCTTTACGAAGTCATCGTTTAGGATGTCGGCTTTGATGTTGTAGTCTGCTGGGTTGGTTACGAGTGGTGTAACAACTACATTGTTTAGGTTCATTTGCCCACCTTCAGGCTGTTCGCCTGCACACCCTTGAACGGCATCGTGAGGAACGCCAGCACACTAGACACCGCAGCGGAGACACCCGCCGCTACCGCCTTGCTGCCGTAGAGTGCCAGCACTGCGCCGAGCTCGCTGAGGTCGTGTGCTTCAGCGGTTCTGACCCCATCGCCAAAGACCGAGGTAAAAGCAGCTACGAAAGCCACGATCACAACGACCACCAATCTTTTGATGCTGATACTGTTCATCTTTGTATGATCGCCTCCAGCGCGGAAACCTTGTTTTCGAGTTTACCGAGCCGCTGTTCGATGCGGCGCACTTCCTGCTGTTGTCCATCGAGCGTCGAGATGATGTGTGCCACCTGAGTCTCCAGACGCGTCAGCCTGACCTGCAATGCCACCCAAGCGGCACCGATTGACACCGTCGTGATAAACGCTTGGATACCGATCTGCACCCACATCTCTGGACTCATACATACACCCCATCAATAACTTCACTCATATCATGGTGCGATGGAGTCGAAGCTTGCACCACGCAGTGGATACACTTAACCGTTTGTCCTGGCGCGAAGTCCGATGGTCTGACTGACTGCGTTCGTGTGGCCGTAGTCTGATCCGATGACTTCGTAATATGGCGCCAGGTTCTGCGGATTGCCGGATGTGTATATCCTGTCATCGGCTCGAACTTCGATGTCAGGTGAACACGTCAGCGTCCATGTACCAGACTGCTCGATCATGCCGCCGACCACGCCTTCGGTATCGCCCGTGTTCGATATCGTGCCACGGATCTCAGCGACCTGTATCCAGTGCTGTGACACGCCGCCGATGCCATCCGCCGCATTGACGGTCCGCCAGATCGCGACACGATCAGCGTAGGAATACGCCTGGATCGCGTTCTTAAGCGCGTTGGAATAAGCTGCTGGAATCATACGAATACCATCGGTGAGAAGCGCTTCGCCTGGTCGAGACAGTGCTCGCGGAGCACGGCCATCTTAGCGTCGACCTGACCATCCTTGACGTCAATAAGGTGCGTGATGCTGGACGCTTTGCGAATCCAGCCCTGTCGCGCAGCTGTGCGGATGTCATAGCGCTCGACGTTGGCGGGACCGACGTCCTGCCATAAAAGGTCACCACTTCCGTCATTGACGGAATAGCCAAGTGTCCTGGTCCACTGCGGGAACTGCGGCTCCGTGGCGCTCGATGTCCCTGCAATGACGCACTGGTAGAGTCTGCCATTAGCCACGGTCGGGATGATGATGTCGCCGACGACGAAGGCTGTGGATGCAGACCAGACAGCCCAGCGAGCGTGATCGTCCACGAGCTGCTGTAGTGCAGTCGAATCCAAGAACGGGTATTGATCGGATGCGACCATCCAAGCGAGACGGTCGAGTGCTTCTGTCCGAGTGAGTGGCATGGTTTACATCCTAAAAACAAAAAGGGAACGGGATAACCCGCTCCCCTTGACTGCGAAGGTGCTACAGACTAGCTGGCGCTGGCCTGAAGAACGATGAGCGAACCAGGAACCTGTGATGCGACAGTCGCATTGACGTTTCCAACGT